GTGGTTTAGTGTCATCTAAACTATCTAAATACGATATAGCTGATGGAGCTTTGTTTACTACTGGAGTCTTAATGTTTGTTGGAACAACAGGAGGAACAATTGGTTTTGACCTTTTAAAAGGATTTATTTTATTTATTTGATTCATACCCGCATTGAATATTGACTTTGCTTTCAATGCAATAGTCGTCGCTAAACCACTACCTACACCAACTGCAGCAGCATCACTTAACGATAATCCATCACCATCACCTGCAGCACCTGCGCCACTGGCAGCTAAAGCGCTTCCTCCTATTAGTCCAGCTCTACCACCACGACCAGATCTAGCATCTCTTTTTGCTTCTAGCTCATCGAGTCTTCCTCTTCTTCTAATTTTAAATTCTTGTTGCATCATTCCAGCAATCTCTTCAACCTTGACTGCTATATCCTCAGCAGCTTCTCTTATTGCTGTTTGCTCAGTTAGTTGATCTCGATTTATTTCAGTAAGTGCTTTCAGATTCTTGCTTTGAAACAAATTTCCAACTGCGTTTCCTACACCTCTAAAAGGAGAAGCAATAGCACTACCAACTCCACTTATTGCACCTTTAGCCAAGTTTAGAGGACTCATTAATAAATTAGTACCAGCTTGTAGTGCTGACTTACCACTTTTAACTACGCTTCCTGCGGCTCTTTTTGGAAGTGCTAATAATGTTTGCAACATGTTTTCTTTGCCGCCACCTCCTCCTTCTGAAAGAATTCTTTTTTGTGTGGCATTAAGTTCAACTAATTGGTCAATTATTATATCATTCTTGTCAGAAAGAGTTGCAGTCATTTGATTTATGCTTTTAAATAACTGCTGGCCTTGTGTTTCTTCTTGTTCACTAGCCGTTTTAGCTTCAACAGATGGCAACAGTAGTCTTCTGTCTAAACCAGACGGATTTGTATTCTTTAAATTTTCTGTTGCTTTATCTATCATTTATCTACTTCTTTTCTGTTGTTGTATTCTTTCTTTTTCTTCTTTTAAATATTGGGCCAACATACTTATGTATACCTCCCGCTCCCACGGAATCATAGTTTCGAGTTCTGATAAAGAATATTTATGATGTTGTACTAGTGCGAAATTGGTCTTATAATGATTCACTAACGATTCATTAGAAGACCACACTAAAAAAAATCAGCTATATTCCTTATCTTTACCTCATTATTCTCCTTACATCCAGCACAAACGTAGGTGTGTGGTATTTCAACTTTTGGTACTGACTCAACGTATGTTCTTAGTTTAGCAAACTGATCATTCGTCATTGAGTCTACAAATTCTGCTACCTTTTCACGTGGCTCATCACGTACCATTACTTTCTCGTCTTCGGTATTAATACAAACTATACAATCAATTATAAGTTCTATTAATCCTTCAACATCTGATTTTCTATCAAGTATCTTTTCATTGTTCATCATTTTTTTAAAATCAGGATATGTCATTTCAACAGAAACTTCATCATTAAGTTCTATAGTATTGCTTATTTCTTCAGGCTGACTTAGAACTACGTCTTCAAGATTAATCGTCACATCATTCTTATGCTCGCAGCTCTTACAAGTAACTATTAGATTTGCATCTTCACCAACAGACTTAGCTCTTATCTTTGTGAACATATATTCTATATCGTAAAGTTTTAAGTCAGCAACATTAACATCTTCATTGATGCAACTTGTAATAGTATCAGCCACGGCTTCGAGTGCCACTTTTTGATCGTCAGATTCAAAGGCCATCATTAATATTTTTTCTTCTTTTACTAAGTATGGTCTAAACTTTACTTCTTTGTTTAAAGATGGTATCTTAAGATCATACTTAGGTGTATCGTTCAATTTAGGTATCATTATAACTCCGTTTTATTATATTGGTATATTAGCTACTGGACTAGGGTCTGGTGTAGATATAAAGTCTGTAAATGATAGTTGAACTGCATATCTACTAAGTTGATTGGTGGTCTCATTTGATAATTCAATTGATTGTAATGAAGTAGGAAATGCCTCTAATAATTTAACACTATGAGAAACAGTTCCGAGTTTTGTTAGATGTTCTATGATCACTGTCTTTGCATAAGTAACCTTATAGTTGACAATTCCTATTTCGTTTGGTACAGCAAACGCCGCCCATTTTTCAAAATAATTTTTTATTACACCATCGGCTGGCATATAAAAACTAATATTGCAGTCATCAGTGGCAAAACCATCTGCTATCTTTTCTTCTTTTATTCCTATTCTTCTCGGTTGTGTTGTTATCTGCCTACCTGGCATATCAACAGAAATACAAAATAAATTAAGATCTCTTTCTCCTATTGTCATACCAGGAACTTGAGGTAGTCTAATTTTAAACTTAGACGTATCTAGAAGCCCACCTCTTTCTGATATTTTTGATTTAAACTCATTAACATTTAGCATTATGAGAGTCTCCTTACTGCTCTTCTAGATTCTTTATAAACTGTAGAAGCAGGTGCTTTTCTCCACTGTGCTGTCGGTAGAAAGGTTGCTATCTCCCACTCTGGTCTTTCGACTAATGCAAACTGACTTCTTACATGATTGTTTAGATATCTATGTATTGTTGGTTCGACGTACTGCCGAGGAAGTCCTACACTTCCAGTGTTTCCAAGTATCGCATCAAGTAACTTTGCTCTTAACGTTGGTGGAAGATAGTGTAAGTTCATTCCTATGAATCCACCTTTTCTAGCACCTGTTATTATAACAAGAGGAAACGCATCATAATAAGGTAGACTTATTCTGTACTTTGGGTCATACTGAAACATATACATGTTTCCTATAGGTCCTGTGTCAGTAACTGCTCTTGCACTCTTTGTAATTTCTGGTTCGTCCATTACATCTGGAATAGATACTTTTCCGAGCTGAGCAGCTTTTCTACGAAACCACTCAATAGACTGCTTAGTTCGCGGTGTAATACCAGCGCGAAAAGCCTCTATCTCGAGTTGTTGAAATAAGTTTCTACCTTGTGCCATAGGACTATTTATATTCTTTTAAGTGGTTTTAGCTTCTTCATTTTCTTCCACTTTTGCATAATTCCCATTTCTTCTAGAGTATCTTCAGTCCATACTTGAAACTGCCAACCGCGATCTTTTGCATAGTTATTAGCTGCTTTCCACTTATTCATATTCTTAACGTACGTCAATGACTCATTGATATATCTTCGACCTTTAATTCCTTGTTTACCAGGTTTTGGAGGCTGTGTTTCTTTCTTCGGCTTAATTTCAACTAATATTGTCTTGCCATCTTTCATTTTAATCTTAAGATCGATATAGTACTTATGAAACTTCTTATCAATGTCATAGTAATACGGTATCACAGTCTCTTCACTTGACCATGACTTAACATTTGGATTCTTATCGCACCAATTAAAACTCTTCGCTTCCCATAACGACCTATAAATAATGTTGTTAACATCACCGTTATATTTGTTGGGATTTGAAACTCTATATTTCCCTTGATATAAAATCATTCAATCTTTCATATAAATACAGTATTATATATTACAATATTTATTGGATAAACAAGAATGTTAAAATATCCCTTAGACGATCAAAACAGATACGGTGCTAGTATATTCTTTCAGAAATATGAAGCTACTTCACTCGATCTAACGAATACTGCTGGCCTAGTAGACACTTTCAAAGATGGTGCCCTCGATACTTTAAAGTTTGGAGGAAAAGCGATAGGAAGTGCATTTTCTTCGGTGACAGGCATAGAACTACCTGAGAATGCAAGGTTGTCAGAGAAAAAGCTTGATACGTCTGCTCAGACTGGTCCATCTGCAGAACCTAATAGTAAAGTTGTCGATGAACAAGCAGGGCTACCTGGAAACTGTATGATGTATCTCCCTCAAGAAATTAATTTTAATGACGGTGTAAATGTTAATAGTGTTAGTCTCGGAATATTTGGTTCTTTAATCGAAAGAAGTCTGCAAGGAGGCGGAAGTCTTGCGGGAAGTTTTGCAGCGGCCTTAGGCGAAGCTGGATCATCGATTGCAGATGTCGCAAGTGGAAATGCTTCTCCAGAATTATTTGCAATTGCCGCTGGTCGTTTAACGCAGGTTCAACCTACCACAAACGCTGCTATAAGATCAGCCACGGCAATAACACCAAATCCAAACTTAAGAGTCATATTCGAAGGTGTGAAACTAAGAGAATTTTCTTTTGCTTTTGAAATGATGCCTAAAAGTCCAGAAGAATCAGAAGAAATAAAAAGAATAATAAAATATTTTAGAACTGGATCTATACCCGAATCAATAAGAGCTGGTGGTATATCTGCTGGTTACAGAACTCCTTCTAAATTTGCTATAAGATTGAAACATGAAAGAAATGGTGATGACCTAGCAGTAAAATTTAAGAAGTGTTTCTTAACAAATATTGCGACTACTTATAATGGCCAGAACATGACATTTACATCAGACGGAAACTTTCAAAAGTATCTTATGGTATTAAACTTTACAGAAGAACAAACAATCGACAGGCAAGATATAGAGGCAGGTTTCTAATGTCAAGATATTTTAAAAACTTTCCACAAGTAGAGTACAAATTTGGTACTGAATTTGATTCTACTCTTATTCAAGATCTTACGGTATATATTGATATTATTGATCAACTCAAAGATGATACCACATCCTATGGTACATACGACATATTAGACGGAGACAGGCCAGATCAAGTCTCTTTTAAATTATATGGGACACCAAACTATCACTGGACTTTTTATTATTTAAATGATAAACTCAGAAGACAAGGCTGGCCCTTATCATACAGCGAACTTACAAAGCATGTACAAAAATTATATCCAAATAGAACTTTAGTGATAAGAGAACATCTTTTAACAAAATTTCAAGTAGGTGAGACTATTACTGGATCTACATCAGCTGCTACTGGTTTAGTAGTCAGAAGAAATTTAGATCTAGGACAAATAATAGTAAAGCCTACCAACAACAAAACTTTTCAAGCGGAAGTCATTACAAATACTATTGACGGCGTAACAAATAGTTCTACAGTTGTCTCAACCTCTTTAGAGTATCTATCGGCTCATCACTATGAAGATACTTCTGGAAATACCGTTGATATAGATCCTACACAGGCCGTAGGAGCCGAACTCGTCGAGAAAACTTATTTGAACAGATATGAATTAGAAAATGATAACGTAAGAAGAATTAAGGTGTTTACTACTGACCTTATTTCTCTAGTCGTTGAAAAGTTTGAAGACGAGTTATGATATGGATTATGGATTAGACCAAGCTCAAAGCAATCCTGAATCTATCTATACCGAACCAACAAGATTTGCTTATGAGTTTATTAGAATCAAAACTGATAGAAGTGATACGACTATTGATGTAAAAGATGTTGTATCTGAATTCACAATATTTGAACATATAGACAAACCATTTCTTACTGCAAAAATGATATTGATGGACATAGATCCTAATATCAGTCTTATTGATACGATACATTTCCTTGGAACAGAAAAAGTAGAAATAAAGATTAGAGTTGGACCGGGCTCTGATCAAGCAATAACAAAAAACTTTGTCGTTACTGAGATAGTAACTCAACAAAAAGGCGGAGATGGTAATGAAGTTTTGGTTTTAGATCTTGTAGAAGATTGCGCGTATCTTTCATCTCTTAAAAGAATTAGTAGATCATACAAAGGAAAAAAAGAAGAAATAATTGAAAAGTTAGTTAATGAAGCAGATAGAGAACTTATAGTAGCAAATGATCTTGATATATCTGGTGATAAACTTACGAAACTAATTGTACCAAACATGCATCCTTTAGAAGCTGCGAATTGGATAAAAGACGGATCTCATACTACAGAAGGTTATCCCCACTACTTATATTCTACCATCGCCGATGACAAATTAAGATTAATAGATCTTGGCTCCATGCTTGAACTTAAACCGATTAATGATCAAGCACTTGATTACGTTTATTCTGTAGCCTACGCACAACAAAGTAAAGGATACACATCTGGACAAAAAGCTGATTTGATCGATCCTATTGAAGCTTCTAGAGAAGCGTTTACTATAACTAAACTTACAATAATAAATTCTGACAAACAACTTGAACTTGCTAGAGAAGGACTGATTGCTTCACGTTATAATTTTATTGATACTACGTCTGGAAATAATATTAAAGTAGATTACGACATGGGATCAACTTTTGAAAAACTTATTGATAAACAAATATTAAGAGCATCAAATGGTTTTTATCCAACAATGGATGTTAATGCTCGATATGGAAAGAAAATAGAAAGAATGAATGATTTTAGTACCAGAGAAATAACACACTTTGCGACATCTAGACAGTTTAATGATTATGCTGATACTGAGAGTTATCAAGAAGGAAAACTACATGCTGATCATAAAAATAAAATAGTAGGAAAAAGTTTAAGACATTGGTTACTTAAGTCTAGTCTACAGATTCAGGTACCAGGAAAAAACTTTCTAAGTAAAGATACTAATATGACAATTGGCAATATAATAAGATGTAAATTTTTATCTAACAGAGAATATACATCTAATATGGCAAGAGATGAAATAGAAGATTTAAAGAAGAGCGGTGAGTATTTAATCTATACTGCTAGACATCAGTTTTCAAGAAATGAGTATCATGTTACTATGGATATTGGTAGACTTGGAACTAAAGGATACGGTATAACACCAGGCACAAAGGTAGGTTTATAATGGTTAAAGCATTATACTCAGATTATGCACCAGCAGATTCTATCTTTTTTGTTGGAAAGGTCATCAGTAATACTGATCCACTAAAACTAGGAAGAGTTCAAATAAGAGTTATGGGAATACATACGGACAATTTATCTGATATTCCTACTGCAGATCTTCCTTGGGCACAAGTACTTACGACTGACGGAGGAAGCTCAGGTGTCGGTCAGTTCATACCATATCAGCCAGGTGCTTTCGTCGTTGGTGTGTTTTTAGATGGGAGATCTGCACAAATTCCTTTAATCATAGGATCAACACCTACGATTCAAGAACCTACGCCTACACAAAGGACTGATCCAAAAGCTCCTCCATATCCGGATGCAATACAAAGAAAAGCTTCTTTAACAGAAGCCAATGCTCCAGTTGATGGGACTGCAGTAGATCAAGATATCAATTCT